TATGGGAAGAAAATAATCTTGAGTATTTTCCATTGTTCTTATTAGATGAGGTAGCACGTGCCTAGAGCAATATATAATGACAATTTCATACGGATTAACTTGAATGAGTTGGTTGCAGTACGAGGTAAGCATCTATTTAAAGATGATGATGTGTCTATGACAGATAATCAAATTGATTTCATAGCAGAAAAATTAAGAAAAGATTTGACATGGGACACATTATACAGTATGGTTGACAGTTCCATACTTCAGTTCTATAATGTTCATGAGCATCCAGAAGTTTGGACAGACAAACACTATGGTGAGATTCAACCCGAACCAGGACGTGAGAAAGAACTAAACAAAATGGAAGCAGAAGCAAAGAAAAGAAAAGCTTATTTCGAAAAGAATTTTGAGATGGTTGAATTGGACGGTGGATCTTGGACTCTTGATGTTCCTATGAGGAAAAACAAATGACAGAAGATGATCACCTGCCACCACATCTAAACTCGCTGTGGGAAGACATGGATAGACTTAATGCAATGTACGAAGAACTCATGTGGGATCACGAAGTTGCATTAGAGTTTATAGCAGACTATGAAAACAATCGTATTATTATAAAACCTTATGGCAATTCTTGAAGTACAACTAGCAGTCGTTAAAAAAATGAGGGAACTATATCCACAACATAGAGCAGTATATAATATCAAAACATACGTGCTATGAAGATCGCAATCATTACAGATCAACATCTGGATGGAAGGAAAGGTTCTCTAGCATTCTGGAATTACTTTAATAAATTTTATGATGAAATATTTTTCCCAACACTTGAAAAACAAGGTATCGATACCATCCTTGATCTTGGCGACACATTTGATAACCGAAAGTCTATGGATTTTAGTACTCTTGCGAGGATTAAAACTGACTATTTCGACAGACTTAGAAAATATGATGTACACATGATTCTAGGGAATCATTGTACCTATTATAAAAATACTAATAGGATCAATTCCCCTGAACTATTACTAGAAGAATATGATAACATAACTATCTACTCTGAACCTATTACTCTTAAGTTTGGTAGCAGAGAATTTCTTATGTTACCTTGGATCAATTCTGGTAACCGTGAACTAGCAGAGAAAGCTATTGAAGAATCTGATGCTGGCATTGCTGCTGGTCATTTAGAGATTGACGGCTTTGAAGTAATGGCAGGACATAGATTCAATGGAGGATTTAAATCAGCAGACTTTAAAAAGTTTAATCGTGTATGGTCAGGACACTTTCATCATAAGTCTAAGCACGGTAACATCCAGTACTTAGGTAATCCATATCAGATGTTCTGGAATGATTATAAGGATCCTAGAGGGTTCCACATATATGATACAGAGACTGATAGACTAACATTCATTAAGAATCCTTTTGAGATGTTTGCTAAGGTATTCTATAATGACAATACTCACGACTATAGTAAGTATGACACTACTGCTCACAGGAATCAGTATGTTAAAGTTGTGGTAGAAGAGAAAACTAGACTAGATGAATTTGAAAATTTGATTGATGGACTCTACCTCAACGGTGCTCATGATGTAAAAATTGTTGAGACACTGGTTGACAACACGGTAGATGATGATGTAGAATTAAATGTAAAAGACACCCTAACGTTATTGGGTGAGTACATCGATGAGGTGGACATTCAGGTAGACAAATCCGACCTGAAGACACTGATGCAATCCCTATACATAGAAGCGTGTGAAGTATCTTGACACAATTCTATGTTTGTCATCACTTTAAAAGACCACCCACAAGGTGTGTATTCAGTTCTGGATGAGGATGATGATCGTATCATCCCTATCTTCGAGAACAAAGAAGATGCTTTTAGATATACAACTCTTCTTGCTGTTGTTGATGAAGAAAACCCTCCACTAGATGTAGTGACTGTGCAACTTGATCAAATGGTCCAAGCCTGCTCGCTTTCTGGTCAAAGATATAGTATTATAACCACTGACGACTTCATAGTCCCACCCGATACCTATGATCACTTTTCAAAAAATCCGTTGGAAGAACCTCCTGAGCACGGGGAACACGTTTAGTGAGATAGATCTCTCTACAACACGAAACACTTTAATAGTTGGTACTAATGGATCTGGTAAGAGTACGATTCTGGATGCACTAACATATACATTGTTCGGAAAACCGTTCCGTAGAATTAACAAAGGGATGCTGGTTAACAGTGTTAATCAAGCTAACCTAGTTGCAGAGATTGAGTTTACTGTTGGTAAGAACGAGTATAAAGTTATACGTGGTACTAAACCTAACAAGTTTCATATCTATTGTAACGGTCAGTTGTGGGATCAAGAGTCTACTGTTGTAGAGCAACAGAAAAACTTTGAACAGAATGTCTTAAAGATGAACTACAAGTCTTTCACACAGATTGTAGTGCTAGGATCTAGTACCTTTGTTCCTTTCATGCGTTTGTCCTTACCTCAACGTCGAGAGATCATTGAAGATATCTTGGACATTCAAGTATTCTCTATTATGAATGGTAGGTTGAAGGATAGGGTTAGAGAGAATGCTAATGAGATTAAAGACTTAGATTATCAAATACATCTTCTTACTGAAAAGATCGATCTTCAAAAGAAATATATGTTTGAGTTGGAGAAGAAAAACAAAGAAGAAATTGTAAAGAAAGAAGACAAGATCAAAGAGTACGAGACAGAAAATGAAGAGGCAACGAAAGAAATTGAGATTTTAGCAAATGAAGCTCACTTGTTGCATACAGAAATGGAAAAATACTCCTCGTCTCATGACAAGCTAAGTAAATTAAATACAATCTTAATAAAATTACAACAAAAGTTACATACGTGTGAGAAGGAACACAAGTTCTTTGAAGAGAATGAAGAGTGTCCCACATGCCACCAAGAATTAGAAAAGAATTTTGCGTTTGCTATGACTGGTGCATTGCAAACAAAGATTACTGACATGTCTAGTGGCAAGTCTGAGTTGGAGAAAGCAATCGAAGAAGAGAAAGAAAGAAACAATAAATTTATAGAACTATCTAAGCAGACTACTGATGTTAGTACATCTATGTCTCACGTTAACTATAAGTTGAATTCTATTCGTAAAAATATAAAAGATATTAGTGAGGAGATTAAAGAACTAGAAGGTTCTAATCCAGATAAGAAAGCAGAGTTTGTAAAACTTGAGACTCTTGTAAATGAAAAGAAAGAAGTAAAGGAGACCAATTTTAATTCTAAGAAAGACAGGGATGTTCTTAATGCTGCTACTGCTTTATTAAAAGACAGTGGTATCAAGACTAGAATCATTAAGACATACCTTCCTACGATGAACAAGATGATTAATAATTACTTACAGAGTATGGACTTCTATGTTAACTTTACTATAGATGAAAACTTTGTAGAAACTATTAAGTCTAGATATAGAGATGTGTTTACATACGAGTCTTTCAGTGAAGGAGAAAAGTCTCGTATTGATATAGCACTGTTGCTTACTTGGCGTAGCATTGCTAAGCTTAAGAATAGCGTGGACACTAATCTTCTTATACTGGATGAAATCTTTGACAGCTCGCTTGACCAATCTGGTGCTTCTGATCTTGGTTGGATCTTACGTAATTTCGATGATAACACTAATGTATTCGTGATCAGTCACAAGGAAGCATTGACTGATAAGTTCGATAGAACTATCAATGTGACCAAAGACAAGAACTTCTCCCGACTAGAGGAGACAGTTCACGAACTGACACATGCACTGGTTGGCTAGCGTATTTTTTGTGTATACTAGGTATATCAATCAAAGGAAAGCATGTACGATCATTACAGTAGGAACATCACAAGACAAGAGATTAAAGGCAATCTCGCAAGACTTCTAGCAACAGAGAATTTAATTGTTGAGCATAGAGGTGATATTCCTACAGCATCTTTTGATGTAGATCGTAGGGTTCTTCAACTTCCTCAATGGGATAAAGCATCTGGTCAGGTTTATGACTTGTTAGTTGGTCATGAAGTTGGACATGCTCTCTATACTCCTAACGAAGATTACACTGACTATGTTCAGTGTCCAATGGATTATGTGAATGTCGTTGAAGATGTTCGTATTGAGAAATTAATGAAGCGTAAGTATCCTGGTCTTAAGAAAAGTTTTAATGCAGGATATAAAGAACTAAGTGAGCAAGATTTCTTTCAGGTTGAGGGTGTAGACTACGATACAATTCTATTCATCGACCGTATCAATCTTCATTATAAACTTGGTCCTGCTGCAATGATTCCCTTCAGCAGTGAAGAGCAATTAATTGTAGACAGAGTTGCAGACACAGAAACTTTTGAAGAAGTATGTGCCTTAGCAGGTGAGATCTATGGTAACGCAAAAGCAGATCAACCAACAGATCAGCAACCAAATTCAACTATGCCTTTCCCATCTGGAGAGGGTCAAGGTGATGGAGATGGTGAACTTGAGCAACAGTATAAGACACCAGATTCAAATTCAGATTCTAAAGAAGGTGAAGACAATGATCTAGAGGATCTATCAGAAGGTAAGACTCCTAAAGGTGACAAGAGTGAAGGTGAAGATGCTGGAAGTAAGCAACCAAGTGGCGGTGCTGGATCAAATGGTGCAGCAGGTGCTCAAGGTTCACAAGGATTCCAAGATATAGAATCTTCTCAAACACAGCAATCATTTGATTCTGCTGCCAAAGATCTAAGCACAGCGTCAACACATAACATCGGTTACTTCGAGATTCCATCAAACATTAAGTTGGATGATTATCTTGTTGACTGGACAGATGTTCACGAGTGGATGGATGAGCGTTTTGATGCACAGGAACCACCAAGAGTTTCTATGGCAGACGACGGTACTGTATACTGGAAGCAAATAGGTCTCGATGATGCAGATCAAAAATACAGAGAGTACAGATCACAATCACAGAAAGAAGTTAACTATCTTGTAAAAGAATTTGAGTGTCGTAAATCTGCTAGTGCTTATGCTCGTGCTACAACTTCTAAGACTGGAGTTATTGATACAACTAAACTTCATACTTATATGTACAATGAGGATATCTTCAAGAAAGTTTCTGTAGTACCTGATGGTAAGAATCATGGTTTAATTTTCCTTCTTGATTGGTCTGGTTCTATGTCAGATCAACTTCATGCAACATTTAAGCAAGTCTTAAACTTAACAGCATTCTGTAAGAAGGTTAACATTCCATTTGAAGTATACGCATTCACAAATGAGTGGAAAGTTGTTCAAATGATTAAGGACAACAATCCTGAAGCACGTGCTTACTGGTATCATGATGATCCTGCTACAAATAAACCTGTACAAGGTGAGATGCATATCAGAAAGGGTGAATTCAATCTATTGAATATCGTTTCATCTCGTAGTAACTCACGTGACTATGAGAGACAGTGTAAGAACATCTTCCGTTGCACATATGCACATGAGTTTCGTGGACAATGCTATCAAATTCCAGAAGGTATGCAACTATCTGGTACACCATTAAATGAAGCGATTGTAATGCTTAATTACATCATTCCATCTTTCAGAAAGAAGAATGATCTTGAGAAAGTAAACGTATGTGTTCTTACAGATGGTGAAGGATCACGTTCTGGTTACGGCAGAGTCTCTAAGAGGGAATACGAGGAGGAGGACAAGATCTATGTTAGTGCAATCGGTACAATGAATGCACTGCGTGATCGTAAGACTGGTATTGTATACAAACCACTTGTAGATTGCTACTGTGGTTTAACTAACCAGTTACTTGTACAAGTTAGAGATCGTAATCCTGGTGTTAACATTCTTGGATTCAGAATCCTTAGTGGCAGTCGTCTTAGTGATTTTGTTAGCAGATATTCTGATAACAACTACAACTATGATAGAATCCAGTCACAGTGGAGGAAGGACAAGTCTTGCATCGTTCCAAATCCACTTGGATACACTGCTCTGTATGCTATACAGCAAACCGCACTTGACGCTGACACAGAGATGAGTGTAGAATCAGGAGCAAAGAAGGCAGACATCTCTCGTGCTTTTAAGAAGATGTTAAAGTCAAAGTCAACAAACAAGAAACTGTTGAACTCTTTCGTGGGATACGTTGCTTGACAACCTCCCCTTTTGGGTTTATACTTAATTAAACAGGCCGAATCTTATACAATCTATGAGAAAACTCAAACAATTGTGCAGAGAGTATCGCCAATATGAAAATCTTCATAACGGAAAGATACTTATTTTTGCACTTCAACAACAAATCCGTCAACGTCCAAAAGGAACTCAGATAAGATTTCTCAAGAAGTCTGCTAAGTCATACTTCAGGGAAAACTATCCTTCTGCATTTGATGAAATGACTGAGAAGGATTGGGATGACGTATCAAAACGTCTTAGTTATATCTGGAATACAACTAAGAATGAAGATCCTATCTTCGCAGATCTAAGGAAGGTAGCACCTTCATACTTTGCTGGAAGTAAGCAAGTATCAGAAGAGCAGATCAAACTTCCTTTTGATCTATATGAAAAGGTAACTCTTCCAGTAGAGAAGAAACAACCAGAACCTGTTTATGCTTTTAAGCAAGATGTTACACCACCTACACCCGATGCATTCGATGTTGTAGATCGTATCATTGATAGGTTTACTGAAGCAACTGTAACCACAAAGGATGGTACAGTGATCCAGTTGAAGAAGTGACACACACCCCCTTCACAGGGGGTTTTTTCTTGCTATCATAAGTACATAACAAACAACAAAGCAATGCCAGCAAAGAACCCACTAACCACAGAAAAATTAGTAAAGTATCTTACTAAGCAAAATGGTACAGAAATTAATGCAGATCATGTACGTGAAGCAGCAACACACTTCGGATTGAAGTATGCATCCACAACTAAAAGGTTGCGTAAGTTCTATGTCAAGCGTGGTACATGGTCACTCGAAGAAGTAAAAGAAAATCTTGAACGTCAGATTTCTGCTCCTGCTGTAGTTCCAACAGAAGTACAGAACCTAGTACCATCAAAGGATCCAAACTTTGTTCCTTTCGGTAACTTCAGTGATGTAAAGAAGATCATCAATAGTAAACTCTTCTATCCTACATTCATTACTGGTCTATCTGGTAATGGTAAGACTCTAGGTGTAGAGCAAGCATGTGCTCAACTAGGCAGAGAATTGATCAGGGTAAACATCACTATCGAAACAGACGAAGATGATCTCATCGGTGGATTCCGTCTTGTTAATGGTCAAACTGCATGGCACAATGGTCCTGTAGTAGAAGCACTAGAGAGAGGTGCAGTTCTACTTCTTGATGAAGTTGACCTTGCTTCAAATAAAATCCTATGTCTTCAATCAATCCTTGAGGGTAAAGGTGTATTCTTGAAGAAGATTGGTAGGTACGTTAAGAGATCATCAGGTTTTAATGTTATTGCAACTGCTAATACCAAAGGTAAAGGTTCTGAGGATGGTAGATTCATCGGTACTAATGTATTGAATGAAGCATTCCTTGAGAGATTTGCTTTGACATTCGAGCAAGAGTATCCTTCAGTTAAGACTGAGCAGAAGATCCTTGAGAAAGTATCTGGTAACTTAGGTGTACTTGATAAAGAGTTCTGCACACACCTTGCTAACTGGGCAGACATCATCCGTAGAACATTTAAGGATGGTGGTATCGATGAGGTTATTTCAACTCGTAGACTTGTACACGTCATTCGTGCATTCGCTATCTGGCAGGATCGTATGAAGGCAATCAAACTTTGCATCAATCGTTTTGATGATGAAACAAAGCAGTCATTCTTAGATTTGTATGATAAGATTGATGCAGATGTAGAAAATACTGAGGAGGAAGTATAATGAATATCATTTTAGAAAGGTTCCCATACCGTTATGTTGAAGATGGTGTCATTGAATTGAATGGTAAACCAGACTATCGTATTCAAAAGTTCAATGAGTATACTAGAAGGTACAATGATATGTACTATCTGGATAGTTCTATTCAATTAGATCTCGCTCTTGAGGATCCTGAATACGCTAAATGGTTAGACCCTGCTGGTGTACCATGTTATGTTAAGGATGTGGCAGGTCACTATGACTCAGATTCTTAATTACATTACTACTTTTTTGACAGTGGTGGTTCTTAATTGTATCCACCCTGCCAATTGGAAATTATGTTTGCCAGTTCACGAATGGTTGTTTCCTGAGATTCATTATGGATGGAAAATCTATACAGGAGAAATTAAACCCTATCAAAATGAAAAGGATTATTTAAATGATTAAATCAAGCGATTGTAGATTCATCGGTAGCATCGTATCCCTTGAGGAAGGTGCTGCCAGAGTCCAAGAAGTCCATGAAGATAAGATCACAGTACTTAAACTTGACGGTTCGCAAAAAGAGTGCTATTATAAAGATATTCAATATGTATGGACACCTTGAAGTATAACGAAGACGAACTTATTAAAGAGATTCATGAGTACATTAGTAACACCTATAGAGGACACTACTCTTCTGGTAATGTACAAACACTTGACCTCATTGATTCTGTTGGAGATGCTGAAGCATTCTGTAGAAGTAATGTTCTAAAATATGCTTCACGTTATGACCGCAAAGGATCAGCACGTAAAGACATTATTAAAATTATTCACTATGGAATTCTCCTTCTACACTTCAATGACAAAA